GCAAGCGAGGCGGCGGCCGACGTGGCGGCGGTGACGAGTGTCGTCCCGAGTGAGACGGCGAGCGCGGCGATCTTTCCAGGCGCGGCCACCGCAGCGGCAGCGACGGCCCGAAGCGACGCGACGAGTGCACCACCAAGACTCGTGGCTGCACTCACCGCCGCTCCGGGGAGGGAAACGAGAGCCGAATAGACCGTTGAGTAAATCGTCGCCGACGTGGCCGCCGCTGTCGTTCCGAGCGTCCCCAAGACGGAGACAAGGCCAGTCACGGGCGCCGTGGCCGTAAGGAGGGCGCTCTTCAGCGAGACCAGTGCACCGGCGAGTGTCGGCGCGAGAATCGGCCACAGTGCGGCCGCGGCCGTCGCCAGTCCCGTGATGACACCCGTCACGGCAACGAGAGCGCCAGCGAGACCGCCCGTGCTCGCGTTCACGTCGGCGAAGCTATCGACGAGGCCGCGAAGCCCCTGGATCGCACTCGTGACGGCCGGTAAGAAGACGTCGCCGGTCTGGATCGCGACAGCCAATAGCGAGGACTTGAGTTGCTTTGCCTGTTTGTTGACCGTCTGTATCGCCGCATCGAACTCCCTTTGCAGGCTCGTGTTCTGCTTGAACGCCTGTTCGGAGTTCTTGAGATTCGCGTTGAGTGTGTCGAGATTCGATGAGAGATTCGTCAGCGCCTGCCGCGAAAACGACGTAAGCTGCCCACGGAGAAGATCGGCGGTCTCGCCCCCCTCCGCCATCCGTTTGGCCATCATGCGGATGGTCTCGACTGGCGCGTTGTCTCGCATCTTGACGAACTGCTGCTCGGTCATTCCGAGCGCGCCAGCTAACCCCTCAACCTTCGCCGGATCCAGCATCTCCTGAGCGATCCGCCGCAGCCCCCGCCCGGCCTTGCTCGCGCTCTGGTAGGTCTCGTTGAGCGTCGCCGACAGCGCCGCAATCTCCGTATTCGACGCCCCCAGCGTCGACAGCGACGACGACGCCTCCAGCATGTTCGTCACGATCTCCGAACTGGAGGTCGCGCTCGTGTTCGAGAGTTTATTGATCGTGCTGCCGAGGTTCTCGAGTTTGGTGATTGGCGTCTCCGTGAGCGTCGACAGTTTTGCGAAGGACTCGCCGACCTCGCTCACGGCGAGGTCCGTCGACTCGCTCATCTTGACCGCGGTGCGAGTGAAGCTCTCAATGTGCTTCTCGGCGACACCGAACCGGCCGGCCTCGCTGGCGAGGTTGGCGACCTCATTCGCGGTCGCCGGGAGTTCCTTCGACAGTTGGATGATGTCGTCGCGGAATCCACTCGCGAAGTCCTCGCTGGTTACCTTTTGCAGCTCAACGAGCTCAGACTGGAACGATGCGGCCGCCGTCGTCGCCTTTGCGAGCGCGCCCGCACTCAGAGCCGCGAGCCCGGCGCCCGCCGCGCCGGCGGCCTTCCGGACTCCAGACATCGAATCCTCGACGCCGGCCATCGCGGCCTGCGCCTCGGCGGCGCCGCTGGTATCGCTCTCGATAGCGATCTCTGCGGCGATGCCTTCGAACACGTATCAGTAATCAAAAGTTTTGTTGCGGCTGGCGAGCTAGCACAACCCCATATTCCGAACGCGACTGCGAGCGCTTCGTGGCTGGATCAAACAGCAATCTGCAGCCGGGCGGGTGGCGGCTGTTGTGGGTGCCGTCGTGGTGTTTCTCATCGCCCAGCAACTCGCCGGCATCGCCCAGAGGATCGGCGAGGCACCCCTCGTCCCGTATCTCATCATCGCGTTGGTGGCGATCGGACTCGCGGGCGTCGCCGTCTATACCGTCTATGCGGCCGGCCGGGCGACGGTCAGTGATGTCCGCGGACGGGCGGCGTCGTAGGCGCTAGTCCATATCCCCGTCGCGCCGCTCGGCAAGTTCGGCGTTGGCCGCTTCGAGGAATTTGCGCTGATGCGGATCCATCTCGGCCCATTCTGGGGGCGTCTTCCCAAACGCTCGTAAGAGCCCGAACCACTGGACGCCAGCATCGCTTTGGCCGAACTTGATGGCCTCCGCTACTGACGGTTTCCCGCCCGCTCGTCCTGCTGTTCGATGACCTGTTTAATAAGTTCCATCCGCTCTTCAACCGAGAAAAGGTTCGCCCAGAACTCGGCGTCGTAGGTAGCGGCCTTCGAGTGCTCTTCGAGTAACTCAGCCTGTCGTTCTTTTACCTCAAGGAGTTTTTGTCCGCGTTCGGGGTCGTCCTGAAGCGAGCGTTCGTCCATGCCGATGAACTCAAAGGACGTGTCCTCGATCCACACGCGGACCGTCTCGGGGAACGGTGCGAAGTCGAAGTCCCAGCCGTCGATCGACGCCGGGATCGGCGCAGCCGACTCGTCAACAGCCGCCCGCTCGCGCATGATCTTGCGCTTTTGTTTTTCCGCCTCGGTGAGTCGCTTGCGCTCCTCGGACGCTTCGTCTTTGGCACTCTCAACAAGGGCTTTAAACCCCTCATCGCCACTAATCGGCGACTCGTCAGCCGTCGGCGCGGTGTCGCTATCGGGCATGGGTTTGTAATCAGGTTCAGTTTAGGGACGCCGTTAGGCGTTGTTCTCGTAGATTTCGATCTTGCCGTTGATGTAGGCGGGCATCGACGCCGAGCCACCGTCCTGGGCGAGGTTCAGTTCGCCCGTCGTCAACTCCGTTGAGTAGCAGTCGACAATGAGGTCCGCCGTCGCGGTGTCAACGTCGTCGACGGAGTTTTTGAAGACCTTAATCCGGACGTCCTTCGTGACGGTGTCTTTCAGGACGTCGTTGGAGTCGACGATGCCGATGTCCTTGAGCTGGGACATGCCGACGTGAGCCGCCAGCGAGAACTCGAGGTCGCGCGCGTTGTGGAGGCGCTGGCGAACCATCCCCACTTGTTCGGGGAAGGACCACTCTGCGTTCTCCCAGTCTTGGCTCAGGTTGATCTCGTCGCTACGGTAGGCGATCCAGTCGATCGTCGGGTCGGTCACCGAGAGGTCGTCGGAGACGCCAATAAACGCATAGGCGCCCGCAAGCGGGTTCTCGGCGTTGAAGTCGCTCGTAGCCATTGGTTTGTGTGTATGTCAGGAATAGCCGCCCCGGGCGGCCAGCCGCGAGTCCTGTCGCCCCGGACTCGGTAGGTGTGTGGCGATGCCGCTATGGCAGGTCGTTCGCAACCAGTTCGGCGACGAACTGGACCCGGCCCATGTGCTGCATGACGGCGTCGATGTCGTCGGCCGTCTGTGGTTCGGGAAACGCGAGGTCATCCGTCGAGCCGAGATACCGATAGCCCGGCCCGATGCCGTCCCGACGCAGGACTTCGATGGCGCGGTCACGGAGAGCCGACAAGTACCGATCCGGTTCTGCCCGGTAGACCGACCGAGCGACGAGTGGCGTCACTTGGACGGTGATGCGGCTCCGCTCGACCGTGCCGGACTGCGTACTGCCACTGACGACGTCCTCGACGGCCAGCGCGCGGGAGGGGACGTCCCCGCTGCCGTGGCCGTCGATAATCGCGTCGGGGTCGCCACCCAGCCAGTCGACGAGGTCCGTGTCATCACGGAGCGTCGTCTTTGCTTGCGCAACGGCGTGGCTCGCCCGGCCGGGCGTCAGGTCAGTGCTCTCGTCGAAGGCCATGACTGAGGATCAGAACAGGCCGCGGGCCGCGTCGTGGACGGCTTGCTCGAACCGCTTTTTGATCCGGTCGCGGTTCGCTTCGATTGCTGGCCGAAGGTAGGGTTGGGCGCCCATCTTCGACGTGCCGAATTCTTGGAATTTTGAATATTTCAAGTTCGACCCAACATAGCCTTTGACGGCGTCGTCCACCGTCGGCTTGACCATGCCCGCCAGAGATGCTCGCAGAGCCCCGGTGTCCGTGGGTGCACGTCCCTTCGCATCCCGTTCGACCCACTGTACCGAGTCCTGCATCGCCGCCTCAAGTTCGTCGTCCAGGTTCCGCTCGAACTGAACGAGTTGCTCAATGGCAAAGGCGGCCGTCCGGCCGCGGACGTAGCCGATGTCGATGTTGAGCATCAGGGAGTGGGGAACAGCGATAGGTCGGCGCCCTCTTCGCGGGCGAGGCCGAGGGCCCAGTAGTCCACACCGCCGTACCGGTCTGTGAGTGGCGTTGCGCTCTTGACGAGATAGGCGCGAGCAGCACTCCCATCGCGGCGCGCCAAGACGACCGACTGGCCAGCAGCGATCGCGTCGGCGGCCGCGTCGGTCGTCCCCGCGACCATGTCGGCGTTTTCGGCGAGCCCGCCCATCGTCTGGCGGGTCCCCGTCGCCGCCTCCGTCCCCGGCGGATACGCCTGGACCGACAGCGTCGCGTCGAGCTGGTAGTCGCGCGTGCTCTCGTCGAGCGTGTAGACGCGCAACTCGTGGGTGTCGGTTCGGCGGAGCATGTGGGAGGGCGTGGGCTACGGGACGTCGTTAGCTCAGTTCGGTCTGGACCTTCGCGTTCTGATAGTTCTTCTTCGGGAACCGCTCGGAGTCGGTGTCGTCGCCGGCCCAGTACACCTTCCACTCGATTTGGTACTCGCCAGCGACGGCGAATTCGCCCGAGCCCGCGGAGTAGGAAACCGCGCCGTTGGCGGCGTCGTCGATCGTCGCCGCTGCGTCGGTGATCTCCATCGTCCCGTCAGGGGCACGGGCGTAGATCGACACCGAACTCGCGTTGGTCAGGTCCACCGGCCCCGAGTCTTCGGGCCGGGAGATCGTTGCCTCTAATGGCGGGCGGATGTCGCCCGACTTTCGATAGGTGGTTTCGAATGTCATGTGTTGGACTGATGATTAGCGCGTGACGGTCCAGAAGTCGCCGCTGCCGTAGCCGGCGGCGCGGAGTTCCTCGCGGACGTCGGCCCGGATATCCGCCGGTGGGCGGTAACTCTCCTGGCGACCATCCGAGGCACGCTCCGAGGAGAGGATGTCAGCACTCCGGCTATCGATGCGGACGCGTGCAAGCCGGACGACCGCCTCGTAGATGACTGGCGGGACCGTCCGGGCGTCGCGCCACTCAGCGTTGGCGTACTCGTCGCTCTCAACGCGGACGGACTCCTGTTTGAGGACCCGATCGAGGAATGCGTTGTAATCCGCATCCGATCCGAACCCGAGGTCAGTCGCGTCCGGAGCGTACTCGTCGCGAAACGCCCTTGGCGTGACGTACGGGAATGGCATCGGTTAGCCCTCTGACAGCACCGCGCGGCGGTTCTCAACCGCCTCCTGGACACCCTTGCGCTCGGCGGCCGCGGCGACGGCGTCAAGCTGCTCGTCAGCGACGCCGGCGGCGATGTCGCCGACGACATCCTCCATCGGTGTCCGATCGAGGAACGCGTCGACGTCGAACTCGCTTCGCTCGGCCTCGGTGTCGGCTTCGTCGTTGACGGCGGTGTCGTTCGTGTCGGCCGACTCGTCGGCGGCGGCCTCGCTGTCGGTGTCGTCCGGGGGGACCTGCTCCCAGCCACCGCTGGCGTGCTTGAGATATGCATCGACCGCCTCGTCGGGCACGTCGTAGACGCCTGGGCCGCGGGCGACGACGCCACGGCGGTGGTCGGCGAAAACGTTGTCGCGCGTCCATCGAAGATCGACCATGGGCGCTCAGACCCCGCGGAGCAGGGCCCAATTCTCGCCACGCTGGATTGTGAATCCCACCTCCTGCTTCGCAGCGAGATACGTCGCGATCGGGTCGGGGCTGTTCCACACCTGCGTGAAGAAGCCGTTGTTGGGGTCGATCGACATGTCGCCAGGCACCTCGCCCTCGCGCTCCTGGAGCCGGTCAAGGAACCACGGGAAGAACGCCGACGACGCTCCCGGCCGCCCGATGACGACGTTGCGCTGGACGGTCCCCGAACCGGGGTCGTATGGTTCGAGGATGTTGTCCATGGCTGCGTTGCCGGCGTCGTCAACTTCGTTGCCGTTCGCATCGATGAAGTTGCCGTTGGCGTCCTCGCGAGGCGCGTACACCATCACCGGCAGGATGTTGTTGACGTTCTCGGTGATGAGGTTCGCGAGGGCCTCGGTTGTGACCTGCTGGTAGTTCGTCGACGGGAGGCGGTCCTCCATGTCGTCGGTCTGCTTGAGGTCGCGCAGCGTCTCCGCGCCCATGTAGATGTTGGGCAGGACCTGTTGGCTGCCGCCGAGATAGCCGTTGTTGACGATCTCGAAGGCGAGACTCTCGATGTCGTCGTACGGCCTCGCGTTGGCCGAATCCGACCAGGCGGTCGCGACGTCGATAACGTGATCGCTGTCGATGTCCGGGTGGGCGCTCCCTCCGAACTGGCCGATGAGGCCATCCACGGCCTCGTCGCCACGCCAGGCGATCTGCTCGCGGGTGAAGAAAATCTTCAGTTGGAGCTTCGAGACTGCTCTAGAGAACGCGCCGGGTGAGATTCCCGAGAGATGCGTTTCGACGCCCTTCTGGGGGTTGAATTTCTCCTTGTACGACTGAATGGTGATGTCCTCCTTGGACGGCAGATCGATCTCCCCGGTGGGCGACTCGGCGTCGTGCGACGTCGGGTGCATCCGTGCCGTGGCGCCGTCGTAGGTGTAGTAGTGCTCAGTCGGGTTATCGAGGTTGATCAGCGGGAATTCCGACATGGCGCTGGCGTACTGCTGGCCATCGCCCATCTCAATCCGCTCCATCTGGTCGGCCTTATCGACCATCTGGTTGCGGATGACTTCCGGCTTCAGGAGGTCTGCGTTTCGAACGGTTGCTTCTGGCATTGTGTGGATCGGTGATCTAGAATCGGTTAGTCAGCGTGCGATACACCGCGCTCCAGGGCGCTGGCGCACCGGGAGTCAGCGATGGCGGATGACCGCCACCATCTCGGACACATACTCGGTGCTGGCCGCGTTGGTCAGCCAGACCCGGCCGAGGAGCATATCCGCCGTGTCGCCACCGGCCGCATCGTACGCCCGGATGTCGCCCCCGGCGTCGGAGACGACTTGGTCGCCCGCCGTCGGCGTGTAGCCCCCGTCGACGGGGACCCAGTCAACGCCGTGGCGCAGGCGGACGGTTGTCTCACCGACCACCTCGCCGGCGCCGTAGGTCGTGGTCTCGTCGTAGTCCTCGGGGAGCCGTTCGAGGACGGCCACGCCCGCGCCGGCGTTTTCGACGACCGAGACTTGCGGATACGACGCCGTCTCGCCCGCAATCTCGACGAGGTCGTTGGCGCTGGCGACGTTCCCGGAGGAGTCGGCCACGAGTTCGACCGAGACGCGGTCGCCCGGTTCGAGATGTGCGACCGGCATCAGGCCTCACCCCCCGTGCTGCCGGCAGCGTCGCTGTTCAGTTTCCGGAGGAACTCTTGGCGCGAGTCACACGTCACCGGGTCGACGCCCGTCTTCTCCGTGGCGAGTTCGCGCGGCGACAGTTGCTCCTCGCTCCCGGCTTGCACGATGTCGTCGCCGGTGAGCGCCTCGTAGGCCCAGTCGTTGGCGGCCGCGAGCTGCTCCTCGGTGGGCTGGCCGCCAGCGCCAGTGCTGCCGCCATCGTCGCCGGGGTCGCCGGTGGGTGTACCGCGGTGGGCCGGCGACGAGGCGAGTTGCTCTTGGACGGCCGCAACGGGGTCGAAATCGTCGGCCGTGCGCTCCTCGTCGTCGGCGATATCCTCGCTCTGGACGACCTTGTCGGCGAGTTCTTGGGTGGAGTAGCGCTCGGCCAGTTCGTCGGGGTCGAAGCGGTCGTCGCCCCCGGCGAGGCGGTGGGCGAGGGCCTGATTGAAGCCCGCTACCTGCTCGTCTTTCTCCTTGAGTTCCGCTTCGGTCTCCTTGAGTTCCGCTTCAGTCTCCTCGAGATCCTCCTCAAGCGCTTCGGCCTCTTCGCGCTCGGCCTCAAGGTTCTCCTCCGTCTGTTCGAGTTCCTGTTCGGTCTGTTCGAGTTCGGCCTTCGCTGCCGCGAGCTGCTCGCGGAGTTCGGCCTTCGTCACGTCGTCCTGGTCTGACATATGTGTTGAGTTGTCCGTTGTGTCGGTGTCGCGGTCGTCTGCGGAGGATTCCGCCCCCTCGTCAGAAGGACTGTGCTGGTCGGCGTCGCCGTCGGCGCTGTCCGCAAGAAGGAACTGCCCGGCATCGGAGGCGGCCAGCGCCTCCGCGTCGGCCGTCTCGATCGACGCGCCCGGCGCGGCGCCCTGCTCGAGCACCGTGATCCGGGGCATGGCGACGATCTCGTCGACCCGGCGGGCATCGGCAGTTTCGTCGTAGTCGCCCAGCCGCCGGAGCAGATCGGCGCTCACGTCGAGCAAGTCCAGGTCGATCCGGCGGGCCATCTCCCCGTCGGCGAGCTGTGCCGTGCCGACGGGGCCGACGCCCGCCTCGTACGTCCACGAGTCGACCCGGCCGAGGACGTGCTCCGGCGGGACCTGCTCGTCCATCGGAAAATGTGGGTTTTCCCCGCCCTCGCCTTTGACGATGGTCGCGCCGTCGAGGGCGCCCGACTCGGCCGCCTGCCGGAGGACGTCCCGGCCGAACACGGCCCGCTCGCCGGACTGGCCTTCCGTGATCTCGCCTTCGGCGATCGGGACGATTCGGACGGTCGGCGGGGCATCGGCGGCAGCGCCGACGGTGGCCGCCCCACCATGCGAGAGTTGCTCGTAGAGAGGTGTATTCATGAGTGTTCCTGTGTCAGTCCATCCGCACGACGGCCCGGACATCGGCCGTGTTCGTGCCGTCTTGATTGACGATTCGGAGGCGGAGTTCGGGGACGTCTTCGAGGTCGATCCCCGTCACGTCCACGTACCCCGCGGACGGGTCGGCGCCCGTCGTCGGGCTGAGGTAGTCGGCCCAGTCCATGTCCTCGGCGCCACGAGTTTCCACGAACACGTCGGCGCTGGTTGATGCGCCGCTCAGAACGACGTGCAAGAGCCCGCTGTCGTCGTGGATCTGGTAGGCCCGGGTGACGGTGTCGTTGCTGCCGCCGCTGGCGTCGAGTGTCGTGTCGATGTCGATGATCGGTGGCATGGTAATCTCGGGTTAGGAGGGAACGACGGGACTGTAACAGCAGACGCACCGGGGGTGCTGGGGCAATCCGCCGCGGGCCTCCGCGACCGGATAGGGCGCGCCGGCGGCATAGGCCGCGCACTGCTCGCAGGGGTCGGACGTCAGCACGTCGACCTTCTCGACGCCCTGCTGACCGTATCGGGCGAGAGAACTCTCGTTGTGGGCGTAGAGAATTTCGTGTCTCGCTAATAACGTGCTCCGATGGTAGCCGACCGCGTCAATCCGGTCGGCGAGGTCCTCCGCGATATCCCGCGGGTTCTGGCCGCTGATGAGCCCCTCCGAGAGCACACGGTTGATCTGCCCTGCGGTGTCAGTCGTGATGTCCTCGAGCTGGTCGAAATTGCGATCGAACAGGAGCTTCACCGTCGACGCCGGCAGTGGCCGGTTGAACTCCATCGCGGCATAGGCGGCCTGCGAGCCGGCCGTCCGGATCCGGAAGGCCTCTGCCGGGAGGGCGTTGCCCTGGACCGAGATGTTGTTCTCGCGGAGCCGGGCAAGCGCGAAGCGGTCGCCATCCGACAGCGCGCGCCGGATGTAGATGTTGTCGCCCCGAGTAATGGTCCCAAGGACGCCGCGCGTTTGCTGGCGGCGAAGCCAGTTCATGAACCGCTCGTCGGCGCCGGCCGGGTCGTCGAACCGGAACTCATCCGGCGTCAGGTCGTCTGCGTCGAACGACGGGGCGAGTTGCTCGGAAGTCGCGCTTGACGGGGCGTCGGGCTGTGCGCCGACGACGCCGTCGAAGATGCCCCGGTCGACGATGCCGCGGCGCAGCTCCGCTCGGATGGCGATATACGGCGCCCGCAGCGCCCGAGCGTACTGCAACTGCCGGGTCGCCATATCCGCCCGGCCGCTCTTGAACTCCGGCATGGAGCTGGGTTACGGACGGTATGTTTGGACGATCGGACCGGTGCCGATCGCCGGGTCTGTCACGGTTACAACTATCCCTAGCGACGGGTAGGTCCAGACGTGCACGTCAAGCGTGATGTCGTCAAAGCTCATCCCGCGTCCTCGGCGGCCGGCGCATTCTCAATGGCCTCCCGTTGCGCCTGGCCGGCCTCGCTGTCCTCGGGGACATCGAGACTGGCGAGGTCGTCGGGCGTGAAGCCGAACTCCTCGCGCGCTGCTTCGAGATCGACGCCCGCGTTCGAGAGGAGCATGGCGATCAACTCCGGCGGTGCGCCCGCCGCATACAGGTCATTGATGGCCGTCGCCGCCGTCGAGAAGTTCTCGGCGGGGAAGTCCTCGCGCTGGAGCGGGTTGGTCTCCGGAGAGGCCTCGATGGCAAAGCGAATTTCGCCGTCGTAGTCCCCGCCCGCCAGCTCGTTGGCCTTGCGCTTGAGAATCGGCTCGAACTTGCGCCGGAGGTACTGCCGCTCGTCCTCGATGAGCAGCGAGTCCTTCTCCATCTGGGGCTCGGCGACGAACTGGTTGATGTCCTCCTCGTAGGCGATTTTGAGCTTGGCGAGCGGGAGGACCGCGAAGATATGCTCGATATCGTCCCGGATCGCATTGGAAACGTCCGGGACCTCGCCCGTGACCGTCTGCACGTCGACGTTTTCGGGGACGAAGTCGACCCGCCCGGCGAAGCTCTCCTCGTAGTCCTCGTCGGTGTACGGGCCGGCGGAGACGTCGCCGTCCTTGTGGGCGTCGGCATAGTCGCTGGCCTCCGATTTGCTCCACGTCTCCGAGGAGTAGATGCGGTGGGCATAGCCAGTCTGCCGGATGGCGATCTGGCGGTCGTTGAACGTCTGGCGCAGGCTGTCGATATAATCGCCGATTGACTCGTAGATGGCCCGCCCCCACAGCGCCCCCGGCGGCGCGTCGTGGACGAACTTGACGAGGTCGGACTGTGCGAACGGGATCGCGTCCTGGTCTCGGTAGCCCGACAGCGAATCGGCATACTGCACATAGGCCGCCGCCTCGCCGCTGGGCGTCGTGGGATGGTCGCGCGCGACGTCGTCGTCCGGCTGGACGAGGATCGCTTGGTCCTCGCGGTGGAGTTGCTTGAACGTCGCGGGATTGTGGAGCATCAGCGCCGCAGCAGCCTGTGGATCGCTTTCGGTTCCAACGACCTCCATGAACTGCGTCCCGTAGCTCGGCCGGAGTGTGACGACATCCTCGAGGATGACGCCGAGGTCTTGGTTGGCCATCCCCGCGTGAATCGCGGCGTTGCTCGCCCACAGGCGCAGTGCCTCTTGCATCTCCTCGTCAGTCCCGCCGTCGATGGTAGCAGTGATCCGGTAGCCCGGCTCGAGGACCGTCTCGGCGAAGAGATTGTAGCTGGCAGTGACCAGCGGGTGATAGAAATAGTCCTCGTGGGCTCGCTTCATGCCGGCCGGCGGGTGGGCCGTGTCCGTAGCGATGGTGTCGACACCGGTGGTGGACTGGCGGCCACCAACGAGGCTGACGAGAAAGCCGCCGTCGCGGTCCTCGCCGCGGGGGCTGGGGTCGTCCGGGGCGAGTTGCTCGGTGTCGTCGTCCGTGCGACGGAGGAGGCTGTCGAGGAGACTCATGGGATGTTACTGGGAAATAAGGAAGCCGCCGCCCGCCCGATTCGCGTGCGAAAAGAGCGCGTAGCGTACACTATCCATCAGGTGGTCGTTGACTTTATCGGGCGTATCCGAGTCGTCGTTTTTATACTGATATTGTGAAAACTCATTGCGGAGGTTCTGGCACGTCTCGGCGACTCGGAGGCGGTCGCGTTGGGCCGAGACGTGCTGAATCCCCGGCGTGACATCGTTCTCGGCAGCGACGGCGTTCAGGCCATCGCGCTGGAACTGCTCGATGTTCGCCGGCTCGGCAGGGTCGCAGTAGACCCGCCCCGGCCCCCAGCGCTCCTGCATGTCGGCGAGGGCGCGGGCGTGGTCGTTGACCGTCCGGCGCGTCTCGTAGTACTCCTCGACGGCCGTCCACGTCTCGCCCTGCCGGATCAGTGCGAGGATCGCACTCGGGTTGTTGTGCCCCCAGTCGACGCCGTAAATCGTCTCGTCCCACGTGGCGGCCGCCGGGTCGACGGGCGCAACGACGTGCTCGGTGTTGAACCAGTCGTAGACGAGCCCTTCCCGGCTCCCGATCACGAGACAATAAGCCCGGTTGAACATCCGGGCGCCGGTTTTCTCGTATTTGTCTTGGATGAACGCCGCGTCGCGTGCCGCCGGCCACAGAACGTGGACCGTACCGTCGCCGGACGGAAGCGGATTCGGGAGTTCGGTGTAGTACCCTTCCGGGGCGCACTCACCAACCGTATGCTGGCGGTTGGCGAGCCAGCGGTCGCGGATCAACGGCCACTCAACGATCGGGTAGGCCGTTTCCGTGGCGAGGAACTCGTAGAGATCGCTTGGCCGCTTGCGCGTCCCGATGAACACCTCTTGGGAATCGCGCTTCCCGACCGGCATCGCTGCACCGGAACACCACTCCCAGATATCTTGAGTGTCACCGTCGCCTTTCTCCTTGATGATATCGTCAAAGACGATCAGGTCGGCCCGAGATCCCTCGAGACCGCCGTGGAGCCATCCGGCATGAAACGCCGAGCCATTGGCGAAGCGCTTGGTCTTGATGGTGTCCTCAACACGGTTCTCCTCGGCTAGCGTCTCGAGAAAGCCCGCCCGGCTCGTGAGTTTATTAAACTCGCGGTGAGCTTTGTCCTTCGCGAGATCCTCCGTGTTCGTCAGCCACAGCGCTGTATACCCATCGTCGTACTGCAACCGGGCACAGATGTATGCCAAGACAACGAACGTCTTGAGCCCGAACCGATGGGCGAGGAGAACGAAGTCGTCACCAGCGGCGAACCGCTCGGCCCACCGGAGATGATGATCGCCGAGTTCGACGAACTCGCCGCGCTCGCGGCGCATATAGGCCTCGGACAACCGGTTGAGATAGACCCCCCACGGACACCCGTCGAACGGGTTGAACGTGGCAGGGTCCTGAAGAGCAGCCTGTTCGTCGGTGCTCATTCCTCAACACCGTACCGTTCGGCGAGAGCGCCGCGGACAGCGTCGCGAGTCGCCTCGTCGAGGCCGTGGGTGTGGTTGCCGTCGATTGCTCCGGAGTGGTCGACGTTGACCGTCTCGCCCTCAGTGATCTTGTGGTAGGTCTTGATGAGATCGTTCAGCCGCCCCAGAGCGCGGTCGACCGCCTGGTCCGACGTCTGGAGTAACTTCGCCAACGCGCCGACCAGCTCTCGGTCGACCTCTTGGCCGTCTTCGATCGTGTCGGTCAGGTCGGCGACCATGTCGATGCCCTCATCACCCTCGGCCTCTCGGGCCGCTCGGAGAAGCTTGGTCTTGATCGACCAGATCTCCTCTTGGAGGAGCTCGGCGTTGTCGTACTGTCTGACCTCCTCGTAGAGTTCGCGGTCCTCCTCCGAGAGATACGGTGAGCGGAGGCCGTGGACGGCGTTCGGAGAGTCCATCCCGCGCGGCGACTTCCCGCCGTGCATCTTGCATCGGTCGCGGCCCTGGACAGGATACTGTGTGCAGTAGTCCCCGTCCTTGCACTCCGCTCCGCACCGATCCGGGAGTGGTTCGTCGCTTGTCATATGAGTGGCATGGGGTTACGACAGCAGAGGAATGGCATGGGGTTACGTTACTGCTGGCCGATCAGCCGTAGCTCGGCCAACGCCAGCACGGCGAACACCAGCCCCGTCA